CGTGTTCAGGACATCATCGCCATCAAACCACTGGCTCGTGTCCAGTGCATACATCAGGTCTTCCTGGAACTGCTTGCCGCCATTCTCCGTCTCCATCATCTTACTGGAGCGGAATTTGGCAATCGTCGGGTAGGAGTCCGAGATGTTGTCCGTGAGGCGTTTGCGCTTGGCGCGCATCGTTAGGGTCCAAGCCTCATCCCAAGTTTCTGTGGTGCTCGTTGCAGCCATTTAAATCTATCCTGTGTTCAGTGCGGAGTAGAGCATTGCTTTACACCGCGAGTGGGTTTATTAACCGAAACCCAACTTCTTCATCTCGGAGAGGACTTCCGCGTCACTTGACACCTTCGCTCCCTCGGCGGTAGCGCGAGAGGCCGTGGAGGCAGCGCTGTGCTTCGCGTTGCTCCTCACCTGCTTGTCTCGCTCCCTCGCGGCAACAATCTGCTCGCTCGTCTTGCCGGTTACTGATTCAAAGGCTCCCTTTACGGTGGCCCCCTGATCTACCAGTGCCTTCATCGCTAACATCTGCGGCTGAGAGAGGTTATCCACCTCGTCACCGTAAGCAGCGCGAGTCTCGCTCACCTCGGCGGTGCGCTTCTCGATCTGCTGCTGCTGTAGATATTGCTGAAAGGCGTTCTGCCCCTGCCGCGCCTCTTGTAGCTGCGCTTGGAGGGCCTGCACCTGCTCTAAGATGGGAGCCATCGCCTGCTGATTGAGGGTCTGGACCACCTCTAACCCGCGCCGCTCGTCCTCATCCAGGTATTGCGCCACCTGATCGTAGGGAGTCTGCTCGGGTTGAGCCGTCTGCTGTTGGTAGGTCTGTTGGAGTTGCTGCAACGCCTGAAGGTATTGCTGCCGCTCGCTCTGGGCCTGCTCTTGAATCTGCCGAGCAACTTGCTGCTCTCGCGTGTAGCTGGCCTGAATGTTCTTGGCCATCTGCTGCAAGGGCTTATACTGCTCGGGGATGGTGTTAATGTCTACGCGAAGCCAGTCCACCTTATCGGGATCGAAGGGGGTCTCGGGCTTTTTGGTTTGCTCAGAAGAAGGGGTCTCCTCGGAGTTTCCACTCGCTTCGGGGGTGGCCTCATCTTGGGTATCTCCGTCCAGATCGGCACCAAAATCTACCAATCCATCATCGAGAGCCTCAGAGGGTTCACGCTCCTCCGCATTGGAGTCTTCGGTGAACACTTCGGTCATACGTGCCTCCTGCTATAAGTGAGCCGCTTGTGGAAGGTCTATCCACTCAGCGGGTGGATCTACTCTTGGCGGTGGCTCCTTGCGCTTGCAGCGCGAGCCGCCTATGGGGTCGTTGGTCTCCATCATGTTATTCTCTTTGAGCCAGCGCTTCTTATGCTCGTAGTTCTCAAAGACAATGCCTGCGCCGGGTTGCTCAATGCCATACATGGAACTGGCTGAAGTGATCTGCGCGAGGCGCTCGCCGCGAAAGTCCTGCGTGCTCTTGCGCTTGCCGCACTTGCCGCAGGCACGCTTCTTGGGTAGAGCCGCGATGGCGAAGTAGAGATCCTTCTCCTCGTGGTTACACGCGGAGCAACGATAGTCGTATATGGGCAAACTATATCTCCTCAATCCATCCGAGTGAAGTGACAGCGGTAGTCGTTCCTGAAGACTCAGCCGTAATAGTTAGTCTGTCTCCAGGGGCCATGTGGAACCCTGCGTCAGAGGGCAACTGCACCACCTGAGAGGCTTGACCTCCCACCGTAATAACATCAAGTAACTTCGCGCCACCCGTAATGCCCGTGGCAGCTACATCGAACTCCATAGACGAGGTGTTGCTCTCTACGCTCGTGTATACCACAGGGCCTGTCAGTGTCGCATTATAGTAGATGCGGAACTGGATTGTCTTGTTGCCGGTATTCTCTCCACCCGCTGAGAAGAGATCGGGGAACGAATGTGTGCGGTTCACCTTGCCTTGGTAAAGATCCTTCACACGTATCGTTAAGATGGGGCGTTCCGTAGTGACAGATGCGACCTCTGAGTCTGCGCCAAAGCGTTCACCATGAGTAACCTCCTTGCCCTGCACCATGCCCACCAGAGATGAGGTCTTTAAGGTGATGTTGTCGCTATTCGATGTGTTCACCACCAGCGCGCACAGTGGGAAGGTGGGATTAAAGACTGATGGTGTGGTGTTGGCGTTGGCGTAGTGAATGTCATGCACCTTGATAAAACCACCCGTATCGGGGTTTTCTATCCAGAATGATATGAGGCCAAAGCCCAACCACTGATACTGTATGCGGTAGACGTTGCCCTTAGTCTGATCGAGCGTTACGCCACTGGACCCTGTGCCATCCATGACATCGTGGTTCCATGATGCCTGTGCCGTCCAGTTATCCGTAGGAGCAGCGCCCGTCACGGCATTAGCGAAGGTGGCCGTGACTCCTTGACCTGTCGTGCTATACGATCCCGTATGGGCTGCGGCATCAAAGGAGATGAAGTCTACCGTGTCACCGTCTGCTCTCGCAACCCACCCCGTGCCGTTATCACTAAAGTCTGTAGCCGCAATCTTACGCGCCACATCTTGAACAGTATCGCCCGATGAAACCGCGACATTCGTAGCGTTGCCATCTAACGTCACGACTATATTGCCCGTGCCCGTTGCCGCCGCCGTGATCTCCATAGTTTCTACATGAGCCGATCCACCCACCCTGCGTAATACACCAAAGGTCGCGCCATTGTAGCCGAAGAAGAGTCCATCGCCTACGCCTCCTACGCCTATGAGTTGCTGACTGTTCGCTGCGCCCGTGGTGAAGAGGGCCGTAAAGCGCGTCTCTGCACCTTGTCCAGGGTTGTAGTGCAAGACCCTATTGCTATATAGCTCCGCGCTCGCATTAGCCGCAGCGGAAGTCTGAAGAACGGCCATAGATGACGCTTGTGTAACCGTGCCGCCATTATTGATGCGGGTTCGCGCTACCCTACTGTTGATGTTGTAGGGGAACTGCATATTCACGCGCGGCGTAGGTTCTGCTACGAGCATTTCCCCAAAGGCTGCACTCGCCTCTCCTGGCGCGATGGCCACATGGGGTGTATGCACGCCATTGACTTTATCTGTGGCGAGTTTTACACCCACCTCAAAGCTTGGTCCCTTGCCGCGAAAGTCTGAACTGAAGGCCATTAATTCTGATCCGGGTTGTTAGAGACGGCCTGCGCGGTGCGCTGCGCGTTACTCCGGACCGTGCTCGTGATGTTATTCGCCTGCGAGTTGACATCCGCGATGCTCGGGACCGTCTTCGTGGAGGCGCGCCCCCCACCGCCCTGCATCTTCTGCTGCTGCGCTTGCGCGTGGCCTTGCATATGCGCCTGCATGACCTGCTGAAATTGCTGGAAGGCTTGCGGGTTGGCTTGCGCGAGTTGCTGTAGTAATTGTGTGATGGCGGGGTCTTCTTGCCATTTGCCGTGGGCCGCGATCTCTGCCTGGTGGTCATCCGTGGGGAGGACACCGGGGTCTTGTAGTCTGCCGGCCATAAACTGATTCTCTAACTGCGCCTTCCGCGTGGCGGTGGCCTTCTCCGTCTGCCCTATGAGCTTATCGGGGTTGGAGACCTTGAAGGTGCGGAGGACCATCTTTATCAACTCCATCTGGTTCACCTCGGGCCTATTGGCGAGGGTGTTGACCAGGGCGAGGGTGTCCTCGCGCTCCATCTGCTCAAAGAGCGGCCTCATGGAGTTCGCTTCGATGTGGATGGTAAAGGGCACCTTCAGGATGTCGGAGGTGATGACCGTGGAGTAGGACTGATCGCCATTGGAGATACTCGTGATGAGTGCCTCTGGCGTGTAGCGCTCATCCGACATGATGCGGAGCGTGTTAATGGCGATGACCTCATAGGTATTGCTCACGGCATCCTGTAGCCACTCTCTATTCAGTTGCCCAAAGGAAGCGACCAGAGAGGATTGCGTGGCGGTCATGGAGGAACCACCGGCCAGTGCCACGCCACCGACTTGAAGGACTTGCTCCTCCTCCTCGCGTGCGGTGCGCTCTAAGCCGAGTTGGTCCATCGGGACGTTGCCCATCGGCATCTCGCGGAAGCCGTTATTGACATCGTTCACCCAAAGGATTGTGCCGTCCTGCGCGGTCTCTAACTGCCCTGCCACCACATCGTTCTCATCCTTCTCACTCTTCTGCCCAAGCAAGATGCGCGGAAAGCGCTTGAGTAGGTCGGCGCGGCGGGAGACGCTCTCTAACTGTATCTTCTGCTCATCCTCTACATAGCCCATCATGGGGAGGCCATAGAGGCCATCTAACCCATCGGACATATCGAAGCGGATGGCGTGGTAGGGGAAACCCCCTTTAACCAACCATGCGCCCGTGGGCACCATCTCCCCTGTCATTAGGGGTTCGCCCGTCACGGGGTCGGGGATGGTTACGGGGTCCATCTCTAAGAAGGGGTGGTCGATCTCTTCAATCGGCTCCTCTATCCCCTGCGCGAAGGTGATGCGCTTGCCGTGGATGCGGTCATGCACCTCTGTGAGGAGCACCATCTCGCCATTGCCGCGCGCCTCTTGCATGAGGGATTCACCGTCTTCACTGACGCTGCTATCCTGCATGTTGGAGAGGAAGTCATCAGACTCATCCATAGAGAGGGCTTTAATGCGGTGCTTGAAGTTCTTGAAGCGCTCATCCTTCTGCACGAACTCCAAGGGCACCAACATATCCTCCGCGATCCAGCGTGCGTCACTCATCTTGTGGGGGGGTGTTAATGGGTCCACGTAGATGTTGAAGGGCGAGACGCGGCGAACAGAGACCATATCGTTCTGCATGGAGTCTGCCGTGACATACGGGGCGATAATATCCTCGTTGCCAGGGGGGTTGTAATCGAACTTGATCCAGCCTAAGAAGCAATACAGCGCGTCAAAGAGCGCCTGCTGCACCTCGGGCTTCACCTCCATCACCTTATTCGCGGCGTTGGCTGTCTCAGCTATAATATCCGCGTGCTGCGCGAACTGCGGCTTCTCCACCGCTGCCATGATGTGCGGGTAGCGGAAGGAGATGGAAGCGAGGAGTTGGCGTGTGAGGGGGTAGAAGCGGGAGAACTTGACAATATTGGCGATGCCTAAGTGCTCATACTCCATCCGGTAGGCTTTTAGGAGCCTACGCCACACCCGATGCTTCGGGGCCATAAAGCGCCGTGCGAGGTCTAAGTCTCGCTTCCAACGCCGCTGCTCAGATTCTGTCATTTAGCCTTTTTGGGTGTGGAGCATTGATTTACGTCCTGCTTATAGTTCTCGCCGCCGAGCATGGGGCCACGTGGCTTGAAGATGCGGTCCCACTCCTTGCGCGCGTGCTCCGCGAGGGGCCGCGAGTGGTTGTCCGGTAGGTTCTTAGGCGGCATAGCGGCCTTTCTTCTTGGTGGCACCGAGGCTCTTTATCACGTTGGTGCCTTTATTCGGGTCACGGTTGACCGGCGCGCTCTTGCGACTCGCCTTGTATATGTGCATCATCAGGTATCTAATCGAGTCAGCAGCGTGGTCTTCCGAGTGCGTGTCTATGTCCTCTGGATTCTTGCGGTCCCTCGGGATGCTCGGCATCGTGCGGCAGAGGTTGGGCGTCCACCCCGCGAAGCAGTAGAGTTCCTTCTTCGTCAGCGCATCGTTGATGACGCGCCACCCCGCGACTCGGTTGTTGACGCCCCTCGTTAAGTAGAGGCCATTCTCCGCGAAGACATCTGCCGGCGAGTGGTTCACCACCTCGGAGAGCCTACGCTTAACAAACATGGAGGGGTCACAGACGATGGTGCTCGGCTTGCGCCCACCCGTGAAGGGGTTGGTCTCTATGAGCTTGTTGATCTCGTGCGCGTGCTGGCTCGCGGTGGAGTTATCCTGGTAATA